ATCATCAAAAATCCTATTGCTAAATTAGTTTTGGCAGTAGGGTTTAACCCCCCTGAAAAATAATCAACCATTGTTAATGTTAACTTTTAGGAGTTTAAATTGAAATTATCTGATGCAAAATTATATAAAATGTTTGGCTTAAATGCCTACCAAGAAAAATATGGCGAATATATCCATGACATAGAAACATCTCTTTTAGAAACTCAATATGAAAATGTTGGGAAATTTGTATTAAGCAATCCAATCATGGTAGCTGAAAGTAATTACATTATTCTAATAGAAATAAAAAACGAATTATGGTTAAGAGATATGTTTAAAAATTGGAATGAAGAGGAGAGTTAAAGTGTCTAAAGAAAAATTACCAGAAGAAATAAGTGAATGGCAAGAAGCTATGTTGGAGATCGAGGGTTTAGTTTATGAAGAAGTATCTAGACTACAAAAAGCAAAAGACTTCCATATGGCAGACGTTCTTAATAAAGCATTGTTTACAATAAAGAGAGGATATTAAATGGATAACATAAAAGAACTACAGACAGAGAGAGACAATCTCATGTCTGCAATAGATCAGAAAGATGCTTTAATTAACAAGATCAAAGCATGGTTGATAGATGAGGTTAAACATCAGCAACCTATCGTTGATGGAGAAGAAATTCTTACTGATGGTACTGATGATATCTGCGAGGGCAGACACGAATGTGCTGAGGGTTTGTTAAATCAAATAGAAGAATGGGAGAATGAATAATGGATATTAAAATTGAACAAAATATTCCAATACCTACTGCTAAAGGTAGGCATAATAGTAAAGCAAGTCTTATGGATATTGGGGATAGTGTTTTTATTGAAGTTGTCAAATCAGATATAGGACAATTTGCTGACTATAATCGTAAAACAAGAAAGATAGCTTTGAACTTTGCCAATGCTCTTAGACGGCTTAAAATGAAATCTACAATAAGAATTGTAAGAGATGATGATGGTGTATTGCTTGGTTTCAGAATATGGAGAATAAAATGATTGATAGAATATTACTATTCTTACTTGGCATTTGTGTAATGCTTATGTCTATTGTAACTCTGGCAAATCCAGATGGATATTATATGCAAAGTGTAGAGGGAATATTTTTCACTTTGTTTATTGGTTCTATTGGATTAACAATGATACTTGTTAGTTTCTTTAGTATGTTTACTAAGATTAAAAATTAGAGGGAGAGATCACTCCTAATGGTGCGTGAAAGTGGGTGCGTGAGGTTTATTTAATTTTCCCTCTAACCTAAATGCTATATATCCCTAAATAATTGCTCCCTTATTATATAATTAAGCAATAATTATGGGCAAAACTGCGATCTCTTTAAATTATGATCAGTTAATATATGGAAAGCCACAAAAAAGGCTTGTTAGAGCCTTGTACAGAGGGGGTGCTACACTCCTCTGTACGAATACTAACAAATCAACCCAACTGCTCTGTATGAAGAGCATACACTCAATAAGGGAGAACTATATGCAAAAGAAAAAGCACGATCAATTAAGAGTTAGAGATAGCCTTAAAGACATACATATAGAAATACAAAACATAAATAAATCTAAAACACCTAAAGAATTAGATATGATTGAAAAGTTTGAAGACGTACCAAAAAAATTGTCAAATAGAGATAAAGATATTGGCAAAGTAAATAAGGTATCTACTTCAACAATTCAACATATGCGAGGTGGCAGTACATTTGAGCAATAATTGTTAATGTTAACTTTTAGAGAATTATTTAATCCATAGCTGAACAAACAAACACAACAGTTCAACTTAAATAGGAGATTAAGTAATGAAGAAATCTATTAATCAAAAGAAAAACTTTTTGCGTTTAATTTGTTTAACTGAAAATGAGAAAAAAATTATGCTTAAATATAATTGCATAAACCCTAAGTTAAAAAGATTATTTTCAAGAAGAGTTAATGGATAAAAATAAATCGAGGGCGAACTTGGAGAGGTTCGCCCTCTTTTGCGTAGTAAGAAGCGAGAGCATGAGAAATCACTCACTCAAAACAAACATAATCCCACCTTTAGATTAAGTCAACTCAATCTCCAACTTTCATAGTATTCAACTATTGGCTTAACAATCTCATTTATATTATTTTTTAAGAACTCTAAATCTGGTCTAGATAAATCCTTATCTGTTAGCAGTTTCATCAGTATACTGTAGCAACTAGATCCACCTGCTTGTTTTACCAAGCTAGTACATTCGTAAACTTTTCTTCTCAATATGTGTGAATTATCATTATTAGTGTCGTGATTAGCGACAACTCTAGGAGAATAATTACTAGCCTTTACCCCCACCATTCCAGACAAATTAAAATCAGATGCCAACATATCTAAAATTTTATAGTGATCTAATGATATACTATCATTCAATAATAACGTGTCTAGGCAAGTCTGATCTATAACTCGCAATCTTACTTTGTTTGAATTTCCTATGAACTCTGGCTTAACATTCTTTTTATCAAAAGGGTACGTCTTCGTCATCATCTTTCTCATAGTAATTTTTTATGGGAAGATTTTTTGGTATGAAGTTATTAGGCTTCAACATATCTTCTGCACTAGTTATATTATCTACACTTATATATCTAGCAGTTGCTTTATCAAAAGACAACATACAATCCCCAATAGAGCCTACCCATGAGAACCTACATTTCCATATCAATATCTGGCTCATACAAGACGTAGATGGATTAGGTCTATGAACTGTTAATCCAATATCAGCTTTAGCAAACCATGATGCACTACCAGAGATATCATATCCCTTTGGTGGTGGTACAGTCCCATCATCTTTACGCATCATTTTAGTTGGGTGGGCAACAAACCATATATGTATTCCATGTGCTTGAGCAAATACTCGTAACGTAGTTAACATATCAGAAATCCAATCTGTTTCAGATGTAACATTTTCTTTAGATATATAATTGTAAGGGTCAACAACTACACCTCTAATTCCATGTCGCATAACTGCAACTTTCATTCTCTCCATAATGCTATCTAATGATGAAAGAGAACCATCAGCTTGATACAAAAAAGAGAAATGATTTTGAATAAACTTTTTCCCCTCCTCTAACTCTTCTTTTGAAAGCTTTGGTGTAACTCCATCAAAGAATGGTTTACCCATATGCTTACTTATTAGCTTTGCTATGTGTATTCTTGGCTCATTCTCAAAAGAACAAATACCAAATTTCCAACCTTTATCTTTGGCTATGTTGATCATTATTTGATCTACAAATTCTGATTTACCACTTGATGGGTGTCCAGTAACAACTGTTAACTGTCCCTCTACAACTGTGTATAAAGGATCAACTTCTTTGTAACCAGTAGAAGCACCAGAGCCAATCCCCTTTTCATAAATATCGTCTACTTCTTCATAAAAATGTGATGCGTCATAAAGACCTGATACTGGATATGGTATCGGATTGGCAGTTATTTCATCTAGCTTTTCTTTCCCATGCTTTACCAGAACGTCATTAGCATCTTTACAGTCTTCTGGATATTCAATCTTAAAACACTTATCTTTACCAATTCTTCTGGCTAATTCTTCTGCCATAGCTTGACCAGATTTATCACTATCCATAGCTATAACTATTTTTTCGCAACCATCTAATTTCTTTTTTGCGTTCCAAATAAATTTAAATTTGCCATCTTCATGAGCATCTATCTTACCATCAACAACTTTCATGACTGCACCATGAGGTATAGACACAACTGATTTATACCCTACTTCCATAAAACTAAGGCAGTCCATCTCCCCCTCACAAATAATAATAAAATCATTATCATTCACATTATCAATGTTAAAAAAGTTTACTGCTGAACCTTGTGCAGAAAAACCCTTGTCTGGGAAAGACCTAATCTTTGCAAACTCTGTACTGCCCTTATTCGTGTAAGGAAAAACAATACAAGGCATTTCTTTTTTTTCTGATGCAATGTAATGATGTTTAAATTTTATGCCAACATTTCTGGCAGTATCTTCTGATATACCTCTGCTATTAAGATAAGTTATGCTACCATTCTCTGTTGTTAAATCTCTCCACCTATTTTTATCAACAGCATGAACCACATTTTCTCTCCTTATTATCTTAAAATTATTATCCTCAAATCTAACTGAACCATTTTCATTACAATGCCAACAGTTATACACAACAACATCACTATCAACTTTCAGCGATAATGTTTTTTGATCTCTTTTTTTTCTTTGGCTAGAACAAAATGGGCAATTCACTTTGTGTTGCCCACTACCTAATTTAAGGGCATCTGCCCTTATGTTTTGTTTAATCTCCATTACTTTCTCCTACGCATTGAAGAAAAAGATAGTGCCATAAAAAACCCTCGTCAACTAAAAAATTATCTTTAATTATTTGTTCACACTTTGATCACAAGTGTGTTTTATGCCGTTTTTTCACCAACCATTTTAAATGTTAACATTAACAAATAAAATTTTTTTATTGCATACTAGTTATAACTAGTATATTTAAATATATTTTTATTACTAGTAACTAGTTATAACTAGTATTGTTATAACTAGTAGGGCAAACTCCTATTCTGGATAGTCCTTTTTAACTTCTCCCCAAGATATCTAGCGACAACTGATTTGCTAGTGAGAATAACTTTGAAATGTTCTTGTAAATTTTCTGCGTTCATTTCAGCTAGATCACAAACATGAGAAAAGTCTTTGCTTAAAACCCATTCAGAAACTTCTAGCTTTTCTTTTGTACTTCCTAAGTAAGCATCAGAAACTGCTTGGCAAATCACATATTTCCATAAGCGACACTCTGACATGAGTTCTTGGTCTGTTTCTGTCCAACCCCCAATATATATGCTTCTGCTTGACTTGTCTGTCATTAACATAAATCTTTCCTTGCATACAATCCAGTATTACACTTTCATCTAAGTCTGGTCTTCTTGATGCGTAATGTATAATTAACTCTACTTTTACATCAGTTTCAATAAGATTTTTTAATGTTGGGCATTGATGGGCAAATATGGTTTCGTAGTTTCTTGCTTTTTCAGATTTAATTAATCCCATTCTTTTACCAAAATTTACTATTTTTCGTGAGTTGGATTTACTAGCAGGTTCTCCCTCAATAGTAAAAATTATTTTATCATTATTTATTATTGACATGTATTGTTATCTATTATAGTTTCAATATTGCGTAGGAGAAGACATATGAAAATAACCAATAAATTTGGTATGCCAAAACCATTCGTGGATTTTGCCAGAAATGATAAATATAGTAAAGGTAAAGCTGACATATCAGTAACCACCTTAATTGATAGTCCTAGAGTTAGGATTATGAAAGAACAATATCATGACAAGATAGAAGTTGATGCAGTAGACATGATCTGGGCATTATTTGGGACTGCAGTTCATTCTGTTTTAGAAAGTTCTGAACAATCAGAAAATTCAATAACAGAAGAAAGATTGTATTCTGAAATAGATGGTTGGTTATTATCTGGTGCAGTTGATAGGCAAGAGATAAACGAAAATAATATAAGTATTATAGATTATAAAGTTACATCAGTCTGGTCTGTGATTTATGGAAAGCCAGAATGGGAAAGCCAATTAAATTGTTATGCCTATCTGGTAGATGACAAACATGCTTTTGATAAAAGCAACGTAACTAGCTTGAAAATATGTGCAATTCTTAGGGATTGGAACAAGAGAGATAGTGAAAGAAAAGAAAACTATCCAAAAGCACCAATAGTATTTGTTGATATCCCCTTATGGAGTTACGAGGATAGATTAAACTATCTTAAAGATAGAATGGCATTACACCAAGAAGCACAGATAAATTCAGATATCCATGATAAATTGCCTTTATGTTCTGATAAAGAAACATGGAAAAAAGAAGACACTTGGGCAGTAAAGAAAAAAGGTCAAAAAAGAGCATTGAGAGTTTTAAATAGTGAAGAAGATGCCATCAAATATATGAATTGGCATAATGAAACTGACAAAGCCTACATTAAAAAAACTGATTTAGAAATGGAATTTCGTGGTGGCGAGTACACCCGTTGTGGCAACTATTGTTCGGTTGCTGAATTTTGTCAACAATACAAAGAGAGGTTAATATGACAGACAAAGTAAAAATACCCAAAAGGGTAGTAAGAAAAGTTAAGAAGAGTGGCTTTGTTAAACTAAAGCCAATAATTGGAGAAAGACCAAAAGATAGGTCTTTAATAGCAGAGCATATTGCAGAAGCTACTGGTAAAGGAAAGCCACAAGATGTTTTTTTCCTTTGTAAAATTTATATTAATATTAGAGATAGAATAAGAGAGTGGATAAAGCAATGAAAAGAGATATACCAGAAAAGGTAACAGAAACTCTGAAAGATATTGGTATGAATGTCAATACTGCAGGGTGGGACTGTCATGGAACTTTTGTGCTTTTGCATAAAGCATTAGAAAAAGTGGCAGTAAAAAATAGGATCACCTTTGACAAGCCAGAGGTTTTGGAATGTAATTCTGAAAGACGTATAGCCAGTCTTATAGTTACTGGTCATATGGGCGATAAATCAGAATGGTCTATTGGAGAAGCATCTCCATCTAATAATAAAAACTCTTATCCATATGCTATGGCAGAAAAGAGAGCAAAAGATCGTGTCATATTAAAGCTTCTTGGTCTTCATGGAGATGTTTATTCAGAAGATGAAGCTGATAGCTTTAAAGAAGAAAGACCTAAAGAAATAATAGGTGGAACTAACGACACAGAAGATTTAGATGATGAGCCAGAAGTTAAGGTTAACCAAATAGATGGATCTAAAAAAGATGTTAAAGGTTTAGATATGATCAAAGAAGTTTTTGTTCAGTTTCTACCATCACAAAGTAATAGAACGGATTTGGTTGGTTTTTGGAAAAACAATCAAGAAGCTAGGGAAATACTAAAAGAAAAATCCCCTAAAGACTACAAAGAAGTAGAGCAACTCTTTAAAGAAAGAGCGAATGAAATAGCATCAAACAAAGGAGATAATTGATGGACACTAATAAATATCCTGCGACTGGGTCGCTTTTTACCCAGAAAGAAAAAAGATCAGAAAAGTCCCCAGACTATTCTGGTATGCTGACACTAGAGATGGAAGTGTTAGACGATCTTATCAAGCAAAAAGAAGAGGGAATACTTGAGCCTAAGATGAACCTCGTTGGTTGGAAGAAACTTTCAAAAGCTGGTAATCCATATCTCAGAATAATTGCTAACATTGAGAGAGATAGACAAGAACAAAATCAAAGCTATCAAAAGCCAGTACAACAAGTTCAGCAAAACAATAATTCCAACAACATTATAGATGATGAAATACCATTTTAGAGGAGAATTAAATGGAAGAAGTTAAAGCAAATACTGAAAATTTAGGTGTTCCTAGTGTTAATTTTGAAGCAGTCAAAACATCTATGATGCAAGACAAAAACGGAACTAACATAAGATTAACAATACACCCTAATGATGTTCCACCAGAACTTCACAAGGATTGGGTTGGTTCTAGATATATGGTTGTTATGGTCAAATTAAATGAAGATGGTACTCCAGATAGTGGGGAAGATAATGTCAAAGAAGTCTGATAACATTACAGATATTTCAACAGACTTTCTCACAGTAGATGGTGTTGCTAAATATTTGTCTATAAGTAGATCAATGGTTTTGAAATTAGCAAGTGATACAGAAGAAAATTTTCCTAAAGGATTTGCTATTATAAAATCAGAAAGAAGAACTAAGTACCTATATAAAAAAGAAGACGTTGCTTCTTGGGTCGAAAGCAAGAGCGACAAAGGTTAACGTTAATTTATGCGTAAATTATATGAAAATAATGATAACCTAAAATCAGAAAAAAATGTTATAAGCTACGTTTCAGATCGTTGGAACGTAGCTTCTTTTAAATTGCCCATGTCATATAAGTTAGATTATGCCATGTATCGTAACGAGAAGTTAGTTGGTTTCGCAGAAGTAAAATGTAGAACTCACAATTTCGGAACATTCCCAACATATATAATATCTTTAGCGAAGGTCTTAGAAGCTAGAAGACTTGGCAAAGAAACAAATACTACCCCAATATTAATTGTATCGTGGACAGACAGAATAGGTTATCTGGATTTTTTCAATCATCACCAGATTAAACAAGGTGGAAGATCAGACAGAAACGACTGGCAAGATCAAGAGCCTATGTGTCATTACGATTTAAAATACTTTAAGTTTATAGGAGATAAAATATGAGACTAGCAGATGGTTTTAAAGATGCTTTTGTAGGAACAACTATAGGTGCTTTTGGAAGAAAGCAAGTTGCTATATATGATTACGATAAGTGCTTACTGATATTAATGCACGACAATGGTATGAGTGAAGAAGATGCTATGGAATATTTTGATTACAATGTAATTGGGTCGTGGATAGGAGAAGATACACCTATATATATAAATCAACATACTATTTTGAACATAGAAGATTACTTGGAGGAAGAAGATGAAGAAGAGAAAGCAAACACTAAATAAAGCAAGAGACCTAATTATGGGAGATAGAGCAAATTCATATGGAGATGCACATGAAAATCATGAACGCATAGCTAAAATTTGGTCTGTAGTCTTAAATAAAGAAATCACTGTAGAACAAGTTTATCAATGTATGATAGTAGTAAAGCTATCAAGACTGATAGAAACTCCCAATCATGAAGATAGCTATGTGGATATCTGTGGATATTCTGCATTAGCTAGTGAAGAAACCTCAAATTAAAATAAGTTCATTGTTGCAAGTTAGTCGCTGAACCCTAGTTCAAGACTATCTTAAAACAATGGTAGTGAACCAAGTGTATCAAAAAATATACAAATTATTTAAGCCAGACGGCTGCGTAACAACTCATCACTGTTAACGTTAACTTTTAGAAATTGTTAAATTACTTCGCCTTTGTGTTTTTTCCTGTCGGCTGCCGTGAAAACAATGCCTACTGTATCGCTAACTTTTAACCTGCTTTTTTGAATCCAACTGTT